GTACCAAACATTTGGACGAATACTCCTTATCCAATGAGTGATGTTCGTAAGAACAAGGGATTTCAGAGGTTCTTGAATAAAGTAATGTCTCTAATTACATCGCATGCGCAGGCATCGTCAGGCTTAAAGTTGCTAATACCACAGGGTTCTATACAAGATATAGAAGACCTTGAACGTGATTGGGCGAATCCCAATGCAACTATAGAATATGACGCTTCATTCGGAGAACCTCACTTTCCCTCTCCACAACCACTTGCAGGATCAATTATGCAGTTACCTCAAATGGTAGAACATTACATTGATTTAAATATTGGTATATTTGAGATGCAACAAGGAAATACTGAAGCAGCACCAAAAACATCATCTGGAACAATGATGATGGAAGATTTTGGACAAAGGCGTTCTAAATCTAAATTAAGAGATGTTGAGGCAAGTTTAAAAAGACTCGGTAAACTTATATATCATTTAGCTAAGTCACATTATGATTTTAAGAAGACATTTAGGATTACACAGCCTAATAATGATATTACTGAGTATACTATAAATAAAAAACTCTACGATGATAAGACAAAAGAACTGCAAACAATAGAAAATAATTTAGCAGTTGGTACGTTTGATATACGTATTATCGGCAATTCTACCATGCCATCTAATAAATGGGGTGAGTGGAATGTGTACATGGAAGCTTTCCAAGCAGGTCTTATTGATAAGGTAGAAGCATTGAAGAAAACAGAAATATTTGATAAAGAAGGTGTGCTTCAAAGGACTGATGAAGTTGCGAAATTACAACAGCAATTACAAGGTGCAGAAGAACAAATTAAAAAACTTAGCGGTGATCTTCAAACAGCAACACGTGAAACAATACAATCACGTAAGCAGGTTGAAGTTGCTAAGTTCCAAGGGAAACTTAAAGAACAAGAGTATGACTCCAAAACTCAAAATAAAGTTTCTATTGATAAATTATCTAATGCGGTCAAACTCGAATCAGAGAAATTACGTTTAGCGACAGAAGCGGAAAAGAAACGTAGTCAAGCTCGTAAATCCGAGAAATCGTAAAACAAAGGAGTTAATATGTCTAATCAAGAACAAGACAACATCGCTTTTGATGCAATGAATCAGGAAACTACTGGTCAACACAATGCGTTAGAAGTAGGGCAAGATGAAGGAACAGAGGCACAAGAGAGTTCTACAACAGATTGGGAGGCTCAAGCTAAGTACCACCAATCAGAGAAGGATAAACTCTTTGCTAGAAATCAAGAACTAGAACAATACGAGAAGATTGGGAAATTTTTGGAATCACGACCTGATGTAGCACAAACAGTGTTAAATGAGGTAAGTGGTCAGCCAAAAGCTCAAGAAGAGCGTGTTGCTTTAAAACCTGATGAATTTGATCCTTGGGAAGCCTATAATGACCCATCATCCAAATCCTATAAATATAGGATGCAAGAGATGCAGGAAACCATAAATAGTGCAGTAGATCAAGCTGTAGGTGGATTACAAGCTCAACAAGGAAGGACAAATTTGCGTGCTGATTTAGCCAATAAAGGGTTAAATGAACAACAAATGGAATCTTTCTTTGAATTTGCTGATAAACATCCATCAGAATACGGTTTGGACAATGTACTTAAAATGTGGCAAGCTGTATCTCAGCCAACTCAAGGTGGCGAAAGAGAAAACCCTTTAGACAAGATTCGTCAAACACAATCTTCTCCACAGGCAGCAGGCGTTTTACAAGGTCAGCAACCTGAGAGAAAGAGTGAAGATGAGTCTATGTGGGAAGGTGTTTTAAATTCCACTAGAGTTGGGAATAGAATACCATAAACAATAATACAATAAAAAAGGAGAATTAGCTATGGCTAATCAAACAGGAACATTGTATTCGTATAACGTAGATCAGACTGGCAACACTGTACCTAGTGCAGTTGGTGCTTCCGCTGATTTAAGGCGAATACATAATTTCGGTGACAGAGTTGCCGAACTTGCTCCAGATGAATCTCCATTTTTTGTATATCTTAATAAAGTGGCAAAAGTAGCTACGAATGATCCAGTTTTTCGTTTCTTAGAAAATCGTTCTAAGATTGACTGGACAAGTCGTAACTTCTTCATCGATGGAACTGCTATATCTGATGTTGCTGTCGACTCTCAATATACATTGACAGTTGAAGCAGCAAAGGGTGGATCAGGAACTTCTAATCAAGTTTCTTGGTTAGTAAAAGGCATGGTTTTCGCAGTTGAAACTAATGACAGTGGTGCTCCTTCACAGGTTAATTTTAGAGTTGAAAGTGTTACACAAAACACTAACGACACTACTATTACTGCAAGGGCTATTGCTGAAACTGGTTCAACAAACGTTACAGACCATGACCATATTGCAGATGAAGATGAATGTCAAGTAATTGGTACTTCTTTTGCAGAAGGGTCAGGTTCTCCTGATGTTTGGTCTAGTCAATTAGACGATGATTTTGGTTATACCCAAATCTTTAAAACAGCAGCCGAAATGACTAATACTGCAATTGCTACTAATTATCGTGGATATGCAAATGAATGGAATCGTATCTGGAATCTAAAACTAAGAGAACATAAAGTTGACATAGAAAGAGCAATGCTTTTTAGTATGCGAGCACGTAGTAATAGTGTTCAATACTCAGAAGGTATCTGTGGGCACATATTATCATCTGCAACAGCAGTTGCTAGTGGGTCTGCTTCTTACACTTCTGGGGCTGCATATCTATTTAGCCAAGCATCTTCTGCGCTTACTTATGACTCACTTCTTAGTGACTTTGAAACCCTCTATGATCCAGCACGTGGTGGCAATAAAGCAAAACTTGCATTAGCAAGTAGACCAGTCATGTCTTTCTTTAATAAGATTGGTGGTTTTGTTGACAATACTATGGGACTTGGAGGTGAACAACGTTATAACTGGGATGCAGAGAAACGTAAGGGTTCATTTGGTCATTCAATCATGCAAGTGAATACTATCCATGGAGACCTTTCAATGGTGGCAGAGCCATTATTTAGAGGCATCTCAAGTGGATATATGGCACTTGTTGACTTAGATCAGGTTGCTTATCGTCCATTAGTAGGTAATGGATTGAATCGTGACACTCACATAATAACGAATGTACAACAGGCTGATGAAGACTTGCGTAAAGATATGATCGTTACGGAAGCTGGACTTGAAATAACAATTCCAGAGACTCACGCTTTGTATTCATTCACTGACTTATAAGGAGATAGCGATGAGAAGTGATATAATAAATGCTAACAGTGGTTCATATGGAGATTATCTTAATCCAAATGTGACTCTACATACAGCAACAACAGCGTTAGATGCAACTGGCATATCCGCAGATCATAAGATTTTTACATCTGGGGTTTTGGCAGCAGCAATTACGCTTCCACAAGCAACAGCTGCAAATGCAGGTATGATTATAGAAATCTACGTAACTGCTACAGTTGCTACTGATGGTACATGTTTAATTGGTTTTACTGACGCAGGTAGTACTGTGTTCGGTGGACTTCTTATGACAGGGCTTTCTGTTGGTGCTGCTGCAAAGGAAGTTGTAAGTAGAGGCGTTACAGCAAGTTCAAAAAGATTGGTATTGGACGCTGATAACGTAGCTACCGCAGGTGGTGCATTAGGTTCTTGGTATAGAATTATATATCAAGAGGCTAATAAAGTATGGGTTACTGGCTTAGGGCTTGTTACAGGTTCTACAGCTACGCTCCCAACGGCAGCTTGCTCAACTACTGCTGGTGTTGATGCATAACAATCCAAATAAATAAGGATTAACAGGATTGCTTACTGTGGGGCAGGTCGTATAAAGGGCTTGCCCCTAACAAGCTAATAAAAAATTATGATTATTAAAGCACTTATATTATCAACATTACTAAACAGCGATTTTTTAGCTATCGTACAAATTTCCCCTGTTAAAATAGAAGCAAGGAAACGTAATGGTAAAGGTAATAAAAAACGTAGACGTGGTGGGAGTGGACTTAGATAATGGCTAGAGATTACAAAGATGAATATGAGAAGTTTCAGAAAAACAAGTCAACATATCGTGCTAAGCTAAATAAATACAACAGAGATAAAGGCACATACGGAAATGATGACGGACAGGATGCATCTCATAATGATGGTAAAATTACAGGATTTGAAAATTCTAGTAACAACAAAGGTAAAAAGGAGAAGAGTCGTTTGAAAGGATCAGAAAGGAAATATGTTGAAGGCGGAACTTTGAATGGCCCATCTCATGATAATGGAGGTATTCCAATTGAAGCAGAGGGCGGTGAGTTTATAATTAAGCGAGACTCTGTAAATGGGAGTACATTAGACATGTTAGAATACATTAACAAGCATGGAGACGTACCATTGTCTGATGCTAGAAAAAGAAGGAAATAATAAAATGGCAAAAGAAAAAAAGAAAAAGGGCGATTTGTGGTATGATATTATAAAGCCTTTTGGAAAACGTGTAGCAAGTGATGTTAAAAAAGCTGCAAAGGGATCAAAAGAATATCAGAAAGGTAAGGCTAAAGCGAAAACAGAAAAAGCAGCTAAAAAAGTAGTTAAAAAAGAAAAACGTGCTAAAACATTAAAAGAAAAACCTTGGCAATCCCAGTCAAAGAGTTTAAAAGAGCGTTCTGAAGCATGGAAGAATAGACCAGCAGCAATAAAAAGAAGGAAGAAATTAGAAGAAGCTAAAAAGATTTCTGCTGCTAAAAGAGAAGAAAATAGGAGAAAGGCCAGAGGAATTAAAGCTGCTCCTAAAGTTGACAAGGCTGTTGCTAAGACCGCAGTTAAAAAAGCTACTCCTCAACCATTTGGAAAAGCATTTTCAAGTGCTCGTAAAGCAGGGAAAAAGACTTTTACTTGGAAAGGTAAATCATATACAACAAAAACAGCTGATGACGTAAAGAAAGTTGCTAAAAAAGTAGCTGCTAAGCCTGATGTTAGAAAGATCGTAAAGAATATTGCTAAATCAAAAGCTAAAGAGCCTAAAGCTCCTAAAGTTGCAAAGCCTACTCCTTCTGGCCCAGAAGGGCCTGGTAAGGAACATAAAGGAAAGCCAGGTGAAACTCCAACCTTACAACGTAATAGACCAAAGAAAACAGTAATTGAGCCATATCCTGCTAGAGAAGATCAAGGCCCAAAATTTGCAGGAGGTGGTAAAGTAGAATCGAGTGGTGGCGAGAGTAATCCATATGGATGGCCTTCATCTGATTCGAGGAAAAGATAATGCCACAAGGAAAAGGAACATACGGAAGTCAAGTAGGAAGACCTAAGAAGAAGTATAATAAGGGAGGGAATGTTGATCCATTCTCTATACGTAATCCTGAAGGTGTTCCAGCAGAACAATTAAGAGAAGCAATGGAGAACCAAAACATGGCAAATCAAGGTATTCCAACAACAAATGCACAAGAACGTTCTAAAGTATCTCCTGATACTGAGCAATATGGATTGGGCGGTAAAATAAAAGGGAAAGCTGCTGAAGTAAAAGAAGATATTCGTACACGTACACAAGATGTTAGACATCGTGTTGGTGAGAAAGTTAAGGCAAAAAAAAGAAAAAAGAAGATGGCTAAGGCACATAAAGAACTTACAAAGGAATATAGTAAAAGAAAGAAGAAAACTGATAGGCAAACTAAAAAAGCTCTTAAAGCTAAAGCCCCATCTTCATCTACAAATATTCTTGACATAACTCATGATATTAAGGGAAGTGAGATAAAGATGGAAAAAATATCAAAAAAAAGGAAAACACATTAAATGGCTATACTATTTATTTGTCATAGATGTAATACAAAGGTAGAATGCGAGACTAAAGCAGAGATGATATGTGATTGTGGTGCTTATATTAAAGACCATGATGATACACGTAATCATGTTAATATGCGTAATACTTGGTCTGGAACTACAAAAGTAGAATTTAACCATACAACAATGGATAAAGATATAGCTGAGAGGAATAGTCGATAATGGCTTGGGATTTTGCAGCAGAAATACATTCACTTGCTAATTATAATGCTGATGATGCTTCTACTACAGGAACGTCTGGAGAAGTTCTTTCCGCTCATG